TACTATAAAGAGTTTAACGAACAGTTTAAACCAAGAGATCCTCTATATAATTCACTAGATAACTCAGTATTAACTTACTATAATTTATATAATGCTACTTCTAGACCTACTAATGCTTTTAATAGCGTCAACTTTGCTGCTATACCTAAGGGGATTGAGTATAGAAAATGCTTCAGACCGACCAATGATTATTTTGTTGAGTTTGACTTTGATGGTTACCACCTTCGTCTACTTGCAGAACAGATTGATTATGAATTAACTGAAGAATCTGCTCATAAGCAGCTAGCAAAACAATATTTTAACAAAGAAGAAATCACAGATGAAGAATATAACGAAGCAAAACAGATTAACTTTCACGCAATTTACGGAAAGATACCCGAGAAATATTCTTTTCTCGAAGTTTTTGAAAAAATCGATGGATTCATTAAAAAGCTTTGGTCCGAATTTGAAACTAACGGAAGAATCTTGGCGCCGATTAGTAATAAACCGTTCACTAAAGAGTTAAAAGACATGAACCCTCAGAAGTTAATGAATTATGTAATGCAGTCATTAGAAACTTCGAGGAATATATTAATTTTAAAAGATGTATTGCAGTACCTTAAAGATAAAAAAACTAAGGTTGTGCTTTATACTTACGATGCATTACTATTTGACTTTTCGCAAGAAGATGGCAAAGAAACCTTAAATAAAATACAGGAGATCTTAGAATCTGGTGGCAAATACCCAGTAAAATTTAAATACGCTAAAGATCTCAGTTTATAAACATAATGGATATTTATATGAAAGATACAATCGTTGTAGAAAGAGAGTTTGATTACGACATCGAACCAATCTATTTTAATGAAGATATGAGCAATAAATTATTCTGTACCTTTGCGACAGAAGATACGTTAGATAATATTCTGTCCGAGATCCAGGAAAGGTACAATATTATTTACAACAAAATTTTCGTCCTATATTCCAAGTCACAAGATGAGTACATTTGTACTTATAATGTTGATTTCGGAAACGTAGGCGCATTCCTTGAAAATACTATTCTAGTTCATAGAAAAAAAGAATCAAATACACTTTATACTATTAATGCTTTGAACACTTTAATCAAAGAGTTAAACGGTGGTGTATTAGATACTTCCTATAGAATCAACTGGCCTGATTATAGGAATTGTATATTACTTACCAAAGGCCCAGATCTAAAAAGAGTAAATACTAAACTTTATAAGATAATAGAGTTGGAGAAATAAAAAATATTTCTTATATTATAGTATTAACGTTAAATAAAAATTAGTTATATGGATTTAAATGCTATTAAAGCGAAGCTTAGTGCGCTAAACAACAATGGTCAGGAGAGAGAAAAGACTGACTATTCAACAATTTTTTGGAAACCTGAGTTAGGTAAACAGACTGTAAGGATTGTTCCTTCTGCTTTTGATCCTACTTTTCCTTTTAAGGAATTAAAGTTTCATTACGGTATTGGAAAATATCCTATGGTTGCTTTATCCAACTTTGGTAAACAAGATCCTATCGAGGAGTTTGTAAAAGAACTGAGAAAGACTAACGATAAAGATAATTGGTCTCTTTCAGGTAAGATTAACCCGAAGACTAGAATCTTTGCCCCTGTTATTGTAAGAGGTGAAGAGGATAAGGGTGTTAGACTTTGGGGATTCGGTATTACTATTTATAAAGCTCTTCTTGCGTTAGCAGAAGATGAAGATGTAGGAGACTACACTGACGTAATAAACGGATGGGATCTAGTGGTAGAACAACAGCAAGGTAACCCTTATCCAACTACCACAGTAAGGATTAAGCCTAAACAGACGCCATTATCTGACAATAATGATTCAGTAGATAAGTGGCTGAAAGAACAACCTAATCCAGTGGAAGTCCACACTCAGTATGATTACGACTTTATTAAGAAGCAGTTACAAAACTATCTTAATCCAGGAGCTGTAGAAGAAACTGCACCAGCTGCAGGATCTGAAGCCTCTACACCGGCAAAGTCTGATTTCACTCTTGAAACAGCAACAGCAGGTAATCAAGACACTGTAAGCAAATTTGACGATTTGTTTAATGAGTAAATTAGAGGCCGCGCCAGCGGCCTTTATTTTTTTTAATTAGTTATTATTTATGGCAAAGAAAAAACAAGAAGTCCAAGAAAGGGCAACAGCAGCAGTAAGAAAATCTTTTAATTTAGGAAACTTCAAAAAGAAGAAAGGATTCTCAAATGCTTCTGTTAAATTTAAAGAACAAGGCTGGATACCATTATCTAAAGCCTTTCAAGATATAACTTCACTACCTGGTATACCAACAGGACATATTACATTATTAAGAGGTCATAGTGATACTGGTAAAACTACTGCTTTAATTGAAGCTGCTGTAGCTGCTCAAAAGCTTGGTATACTACCAGTCTTTATTATTACTGAGATGAAATGGTCTTGGGAACATGCTAAAGAGATGGGACTTCAGGTAGAAGAAGTAAAAGATGCAGATGGAAATGTATTAGATTATGAAGGTCATTTCCTATATGCTGATAGAGGTACTCTAAATACTATTGAAGATGTAGCTGTGTATATGGCTGATCTTATGGATGAACAAGCTAAGGGTAACTTACCTTTTGATATGTGTTTCTTATGGGATAGTATTGGTTCTGTACCTTGTGATCTATCTGTTAGATCTAATAAAAATAATAATGAGTGGAACGCGGGTGCGATGTCAACTCAATTCGGTAATAATCTTAATCAAAAGATTTTACTATCAAGAAAAGAAAACTCTCCGTATACTAATACGCTTGTAGCGATTAATAAAGTATGGACGATGAAACCTGAATCACCTATGGGAATGCCTAAACTTCAAAATAAAGGAGGTATGTCTATGTGGTATGATGCAACATTAGTAGTTACCTTTGGTAATATTACTAACCCAGGTACATCTAAAATAAAAGCTATTAAAGATGGATTACAAGTAGAGTTTGCGAAGAGAACTAATGTTCAAATAGAAAAAAATCATATCGGGGGAGTACAATCTAGGGGTAGAATAGTCATGACTCAACATGGGTTTATACCAGATGATAAACGTGCAATTGATAAGTATAAAGATGAGCACAAAGATCACTGGTTAAAACTTATTGGTAGTCTAGACTTCAGTCTTATAGAAGAGGGAGATCTTGCAGAAGATCCTATCAACCCGAATCTATTAGATTAATGGCCTACGAAAAAATACTAAAGAATTTAAAGCAGACCCCACCCCGAGAGCTGAACGATCATATCTTGATCATAGATGCTATGAATATGTTAATTCGTAGTTTTTCGTTGCTCAAAGCAATGAATCCATCAGGTCATCACATAGGTGGCCTGGTTGGGTTTTTGCGATCTTTAGGGTATGTAACAAGAATATTTGATCCTACTAGGGTGGTAGTTATCTGGGACGGTAAAGGAGGTTCCGGAAATAGACAAAATATTAATCCAAATTATAAAGCTCAAAGAGCTACTTCAAGAATTACTCATTGGGGTCTTTATGACTCTAGAGAAGAAGAGCAAGAAGCTTTAATTGGACAATTATTTAGAACTAAAGATTACTTAGAATGTTTACCTTTGCAACAAATCGTAATGGAGAAGCTAGAAGCAGACGATATAATAGCTTATTTAGCAAAAAGAGCTTCGAACGCAGGAAAGAAAGTCACTATAGTGTCATCAGACAAAGATTTCTTTCAACTGATAGATAATAATATTGAAGTATATGCTCCAGTAAAAAAGAAAACTTTTACTATCGAGAATATAAAAGAAGAGATTGGAGTATTACCTCAAAATTTTAATATTGTAAAAGCATTATTAGGGGATAATTCTGATAATCTACCAGGTGTAAAAGGATTAGGAATCAAAACTATTTTATCTGAATGGAAAAGTTTTACATACGACCCTAATGCTTCATTACAAGATGTATGGGATCATTGTGAAACTCAAATGGAACAAGATAAACCTAAAAAAATATTTGCAAAAATATTACATAACTTTGATAGAGTAGTAGATAATTTTGCTATGATGGATTTACATCAAACTCAATTAGACGAAAAAGAAATAAAAACAGTAGAGGATATTTTTAAGGCTAAAATACCAGATTTACAGACAGGTGTATTCTTATCGTTATTAGATCAAGATAAAATTGAGGGAGTTACTAAAAATACTGAAGGTTGGTTAGAAAACTTTAGAGGATTAACAACAGTAAAATGAAAAAACTAAAAGAAAAGTTATACGGATGGGCGATGGAATCTCCTTTACGTAAATGGGCACTATCGCTTACAGGATGGAAGTGGTGGTTTTATCAAATAGTAGTTTGCGGTATTATATTTCTTATTATGGAATGGTTATTAAATAAAATAGGAATGACAATGTTACCATGGAAACAATGAAAAAAGGAGTAATAGCAGGTAATTTTGACGTTATACATCCAGGATATATTAATATGTTCA